AGGCGAGTTTTCTGAAGACCACAACTACAAACTTGTGGTATTTGATGCGATTGGATTTTTGATAAAAGAAGACAAAGAGGCGGTATACATTTCACGCGAGGTAAATACGACTCATGGTAATAAGCGACGCGCGGTTATTGGTATTCCAAAAGTTGCGATTCTTGAACGCAAAAAAATAGTGCTATAATAGTGTTAATGATTTTAATTGCGGCCGATTATAATTCCCGTCCTGATATTGAAGCTGTTGTTTTGGCTGAAATAGGAACGGATATCAACGAAAACATGAAGTCAGTTCATCGTATTAGCGGGTCGCGTGACGACTTAATTAAGTTACACCTTACTGACCTTACGACGGTTTATGGTGTCCGATGTACAGTTACAGATACGCCAACAAAAGATATTGTGAAAAAAATTTAAAAATATGCCTGCTGGTAGACCCTTAAAATTTAGTAGTAAGAAAGACCTTGATACTAAGATCAAATCGTACTTTGATAGTTGTTGGAGCGTAAATAGTATTGGAATACTTTCTCAAACAAGGCCGTATACAGTCACGGGTCTGGCTGTAGCCCTAGATACAAGTAGGCAGACATTGATTAATTATGAATCAAGGGAAAGATTTTTTGACACTATTAAAAAAGCGAAGGATAAAATAGAGAATTATAATGAAGAGCAGCTTTACAGAAACACTCAAGTAGCTGGAGTCATTTTCAATTTAAAAAATAATTATGATTGGAAAGATAAGACAGAGCTAGATGCAAAAATCCAAGGCAATATATCCTTAACTGATTTATTTAATGGGTCTCAAGAAAAATGACAGAGCAAGACATCATAGAAAAGTTGTATAAGCATAAATGTACTTTGTGTAACCGTCAGCTTTCAGTTTTTGAGAAGCAGTACGGAAAAGTAGGGTGCGGAGGCGACATGTGTCCGGCTAAAGCTGATTTTAATAAAGCGTGGACCGAAGCGGCGATGTTGCATGAAGCAAACATGGCCAAGATTGATCCAATAAACCATATCGACTTACGAGGAATAGAACGAGGAAGAGATTTTAAAAAACAGAAATAGTCTTATCTACATCCTTAGAAAATATAAACAAGTGTTATAGCACGTTAGTTTTTTATCATAAGGTATGAACCAATCAGATTTAGAGATTTTTAAACAGATGCAAAGGTCTCCAATTTTCTTTATTGAAAAGATGTGGGGGATTACACCGGAGCGAGACAGTTCTAAGTTTATTAAAGGAAAGAATCTATCTCATCAACAGCACGATCTACTTTTAGCTGTAGAGAAAGCGATACGAGACGAAGCACCAAGAAGAATATCAGTTGCATCGGGTCATGGAACTGGTAAAACAATGACCATATCCTGTTTATTGCTCTGGTATTTGTTTTGCTTTAAAGACGCGCAGATTGCGTGTACGGCGCCAACATCAGATCAGATGTTTGATGTTTTGTGGAAGGAAGTATCTAAATGGCGCAGCATAATGCCCAAGGTGATAGCTGATAAGTACGAATGGCAGTCATCTCATGTTCGCATTAAAGAAAGCCCTGAGACTTGGTTTGCTCGCGCTAAAACGGCCCGCAAAGAAGAGCCCGAAGCGCTTGCCGGTGTCCACGGTGATTACGTGATGCTTTTAGCTGATGAGGCCGCTGGAGTTCCTGAAGAAATTTACAATACGGCTGAAGGTTCGCTTACTGATAAGAACACGCTAACAATACTTATTTCAAACCCGACAAGAATTTTTGGGTATTTCTACGATTCACACCATAAAGATAAAAAGAATTGGCAGACATTGCAGTTTAGTTCGATAGAAAGTCCATTGGTTGATATTGAATATAATCATCGCATTAGAGAAAAGCACGGGGAAGACTCTGACGAGTACAGGATTCGTGTACTTGGCCAATTTCCTAAAATTGATGCAGTAGATGATAAAGGATATGTTCCTCTCTTGAGTGAATCAGACATAAAGTATTGTGAGGATTACGACATTGACCGGTTGCTTGTAGGGGATAGACGGTTAGGAGTTGATTGTGCGGGTGAAGGCTCCGATCTTTCTACTTGGGTTGTACGAGATAATTTTAAATCAAAGATAATGGCTTCGGAGAAGATTAGCAATGCAAAAACAATTGCTCAAAAGACTTTGACGTTGATGGACTATACAAAGACGCAAGATTATAACGTTACCATCGACGGTTTCGGAGAGGGGATGAACGTCTCACGAGAGATTGCTTTAGCTAAAGACTTCGGCAATCCACGGGTAAATTCAGTCAACGTTGGTGACAAAGCTGACGATCCTGAAATATATTTAAATAAACGAGCCGAGATGTATTTTAGAGGCAAGGAGTGGATTAGACGAGGCGGAGAGTTCGTTCGTGATAGCCGTTGGCGAGAATTATTGACGATCAGATATCGTCGCGAGCTGAACGGCAAGATAAAGATTATGAGTAAGCAAGATATGAAAAAAGCTGGGTTATCGTCACCTGATTTTTGTGACGCGTGGGCTATGACTTTTGTTAAGGGGGAAAGTGAAACAAAAAAGGTTAAACAATTTATTCCAAAATACTAAGCTATTCACAGGAGGTTTACACAATGTGTGGTATTATTATATTAATGTCTCTGCGGCTGGCTGGGAATTTCAAACGTGATTGGAACATTTGAAGTCGACAACAAAGGGAAAGTTACAAACTCATCTCCGAGCGCCTATTCTCCATCGAAAGAAGTTAAAGATTTGATCGCAAGAATCAAGCAGGATTATTCTGTTGGCGATCAGATTCTTAATAGGTCTTTTCGTGAGTTTAATGATCGGTCTATTCTTCAGGTAATGGATGATGATCAAAAGGCTTTTAATACCTATATTCCACCAAAAAGCATGGTTGCGAGTGAAGCGTGGAGAGCTTTCACGGTCCGCCCAGTCACTCGAAACAAAATTATCTCAATTGCTGCTCACGCTACAGCTTCATTAATTTACCCTAACGTTTTTGCTCAAAACTCTGACGACGAAGAAGACAAGGACGCCGCTAATGTTATGCGTGATCTTATCGAGTGGACGATTAAAAATAGCGACTACGAACTAACATTTTTATACACAGTTGTCTCGGCCCTTATTAATCCATGCGTATATTTAAAAGCAGACTACTCCGAGGTGATGCAGACTGTCAAAGAAAAAGTGAAGGGAAAGATAGTAACAAAAGAAGTTATTGACGATGTGTTGTCAGGATTTCGAGCAATGATTGTACCGGTTGAGGAGATGCTTATTACGAACGCCTATGAGTTTGAGATTCAACGACAAAGAGCATTGGGTCGACGACGATTCATTGAGCATGATGAAGCTAAGTCGTTATATGGCAAACACGCTGATTTTAAGCACGTTAACCCTGGAATTAGAGCTATTTATAACGACAGTGATTCAGCCTTTTATGATCAAAAAGACGATCAACTAACTACTCTTGTTGAGGAGTTTACTTACTACAATAGAACTGAAGACCTTGAGTTGGTATTCATGAACGGTGTCCTTATGTGTGACAAAGATCGACCAATGAAACACCGTGATCTTAAGGGACGTCCAAAATATCCTTTTGCTAAAACAGGATATGAGCCGATTGATGAAAAACGATTCTTTTTCTACAAATCGTGTGTGTCAAAGCTCGCGCCAGACCAAAAAATTGTTGATCGTCTATGGAACACTGTCCTTGATGGTTCTTTCCTGTCCTTAATGCCACCAATTGCGCTGTTTGGTGACGAAGAAGTTGATTCGGGAGTAATGATGCCAGGGTCTGTCACAAGTTTTGCTAAAAATACTAAAATTCAGCCTATTAATACTGGAATGAATTTGTCTGCTGGATACACAGCAATTCAGACGGTTGAAGATTCAATGACTGAAAGCTCACAAGATCGAAACCGATCAGGTGCACCTGTTGAAGGAAACCGAACAGCGTTTGAAATTGCTCGAATGGAGCAAAATGCCCGAATTCAGATGGGATTGTTCGGCAAGATGATCGGAAAGCTTGTCACTGATTTTGGCTATTTGATGATTCACGACATCGTTCACCACATGACGGTGGCAGATGTAGAGGAAATAACTGGTGGGGATACGCGTACTAAGTTTCGATCGTTTCTTTTGCCTAATAAGACAGACGGGGGCAAGAAGGTTACGACGGAAATTAGATTAGAGTCAGATTTACTTGGGAAAGATATGACAGAGGACGACGTTACTAGCAAGGGGTATGAAATCATGGATCAAGAAGGAGGAATTGATGGCGATCGAAGAATTTATCTAGTGAACCCGGAGCTGTTTAGCAAGTTTGAGTTTAAGGTAACTGTTTCACCAGATAACATGACACCAGTTAATGAAGCCTTTCAGAAAGCCATGAATCTTGAGGCATACGATCGCCTTATCGCTAATCCTTTAGTGGATCAGGAGGCGGTAACACAAGACTTCTTGGTTGAGACGTTCGCAAAGGGCGAGTCGTCAAAATACATGAAAAAAGCTGAAGAGATTACTGCGCCACAAGAGGAGGCGCCCCCAACGGATGGGACGGGTGTTATTAGCAAAGCTCTCGGAGGGTTGAACGCAAGAGCATTAATGGAACAAATATAAATATGAAAATCAAAAAAGTAGTAAGTGAGAAAAATCGAGTTGCAATCAATGCAATTACAGGAGCAAAAAAGATTTTTACTGCAGTGGCAGTAGCCCAGAGTGGACTAGCCAAGGGTTATCTGAGAAAGAAATTAAGAGACATGTAAATTATAAAAATATATGAAAACAGCACAAAATATAACTAAGTGGAATCTTGCAAAAGAAACCGTACAACTTGGAGGCGGAGATGTTACTGACGAGGCTTTAGTTATGGAGGAGTATGTGCGTCGTGGTGGTCGTGTTTTAGACGATGAGGTAGAGGATAAGAAGGCACCAAAAACATTAGGCAGGGATAAGAAAGCTATAAAAAAAGCAAAATAAGTAATGAAGAATTGGCTGCAAAAAAAGTTCATACGTTTCTTAGTAACTAACCTTTTTAATGCAATTGATGAGGGTGACATCCTGAGATTGAATGAAAAAGGAGCCATGGTGTATCAAGGGAAAGATTTAACAAGAGAAGCAGGAGAGATAATTAAAATTGGTGCGGTATCGATTAAAGAATCGCTCGCTTGGAAGGTTATTACCGAGGACATGATGTATGTAGCTAATCAAAGAATGTGGTTTAAGGGTCAGAGTGCAGAGGACATATTGGCAGGTAAGATGATCCTCTACACTGTCGAGGTGATGAGAAAGAAAATTGAGAATTTATCAAAGTTGTAACTGTTTGTAAGCGATTCTAGAGAGGATTTAGTCGCCAGCCCGATTGAATCCTCCCTAGAGTCGCTTAAAAAGACGGCTTACAAACAGTAGCGTGCACTGTGAGCACGAGTTATCAATAGAAAGGTAGCGTTCACCTTTAAGGACGAAAAAAAAATGAATGAAGAAAAAAAAGTAGAGTTTCCTCCAGCTTCAGAGGAACAAAAGAAAAATGCGGCACCAAATAATACTGGGGCCGAAAACATTGACTACAAAGCAGAACTTGAGCGTCTTCAAAAGGAAAATAGTGAGGCACAATTTGTGATTCATTCTTTGAAAGATAAGCAAAAGAAGAAAGCCGAAGTCACGGAGGGATATGAGACGCTTACAGTGATTGATAAAGAGGAAATCCAAGAACTTGCTCGTAGCGCGGCTAGAGAAGAAGCTGAAAAGCAACACGCTCTAAACCGAGAGACCCTTGTGAAGAATAAAATCCGATCAATGGCATCGAACAAGGATGAAGAGGAACTTATTAGTCATCACTTAAGGAACTCTATTCGACCAACCGGAGACGTTGACGAAGACATTAACAATGCAAAACTTCTTGCCAACAGCAAACGCTATAGTAGCGAATTGTCCGAGGCGGTAAGGTCTTTAGCTTCAAAAGAAAACAGAGGTATGGGTAGCGGCGCTGGTCAAAAGCAAGCAACCGAAAGCCCGATCTCTCTTACCCCTGATGAACAAAAGATTGCTAAACGTTATGGCTTAACAAACGAAGAGGCTCTCAAAGCTAAAGCTCTCGATATATAACTTTGTGGTCAGTGTTAGTTATTAAAAACTAATACTAATTACAAAAATGGCACTAAATAATATTCGAATCGTTGATGTCGGAGGCCACAACGTGGTTCCAACCATCACATGCCAGACTGAAGCCGCTACAACAAACATCAAAGCTGGTGAACTCGTGAAGTTTAAAGCTCTGGGTTCTCAGTACGTTATCCCGCTTGCAGACGGAGACGGCGTAATTGGCACCATGGTTCCAATCGTAGGTCTCGCAGCGACAACTTCTACAGAAACAGCAACAGTAAACGGTACTGTTGACGTGTATCTTCCACTTACTGGTGTTGTGTATGAAGCAAGTGCAAAGTCAGCGGCATCAGCTGATACTCAAACAGAAATTAACGCTTTAGTTAACGACCGCGCAATCATTGATCTTACTGGTGTTGTATACACAATAGACGCTACAGGTACAGACGTTGCAACAGCGCCCTTCGTAATTGTGGGAGGTGATCCAGCGCGATCCACTCTCAAATTTGTAATTCGAGCGGGGGCAACATATTTAGGTGATCAAGACCTATCTTAATTACTAATTAATAAATAAAAAATCATGTCTTTATCTACAGGTCTATCACCTAATGTCACCAAAACCGCACTGGATAAAATTTTCTTCAGTCGCTACAACTATCCAATGATGGCGGGTCAGGCATCAGCCGAAGACTCAATGGTGTTTCGTCAGGAAACTACCGACCGTGCAGCCGTTATAAGTGAAATGTATTCAGGCGCTGGTTACTTCGAAGAACGCGCTGAACTACAGGACGTTCCTTCAGCAACTCCTCGCGTTGGTAATCAGAAAACTACCGCTATTCTTAATTACGCAAAGTCTATTGATATTTCAAAGAATTTCTTTGATGACGATCAACATTCAGTGGTTCAAAGAATGATGGAAGATATGGGGCGTCTCGCCCGTGTGTCTCGTGATAAAAATGCGTTCTCAGTATTCAATAACGGCTTTTCTACAGAAACTACTAACGACGGCGTAGCACTATTTTCAAATAGTCACGTTCCTCTTGGTGGAGGCACAATCGACAACCTAGAAACTGGAACACTTACAGAAGCGAATCTTGAGGCAGCTATCAACTCTATGTTGGAGCAAAAAGCTCAAGACGGAACACTTGGTGGCCGTATGCCAGAAACTCTTCTTGTGCCAACGGCATTGTTTAAAGAAGCTTCAATTATTCTTGATTCTGAACTCCGAAGCGGAACAGCTAATAACGATGAGAACTATTACTCATCTAAGTATGGTATGAACGTGAAGTTTTCTCCATTCTTGGGTGCTGCATATGGTGGCTCTGACACAGCATGGTTCTTGCTCGCGCAGGATCATTACATTACTCGCGTCGTTCGACAGGGACTCACTACTGATCTTGTCCCTTACCAGTATCAGAGAAATAACAACTACATCTTCAAAGCGGAATACCGCGAAGTTGTAGACGCGATTTCTTATGAAGGCGCAGTTGGTTCAAACGGCACTGTCTAAATTATCATTAAATCATCAACCATCATGAGTAGAATATCTGCATACATCGCAGGAGTAATAGCGGTCATTGTGCTGCTATTAGGCATCTGGATATTGGTTGATGGTAATCAACCAGTGACCAGTCTCGGCGGATTTACTAGATTCGATGAAATCACACTTGGTGACGTAACGGGTACTACAACCCTCAGGTTTATTTCGACATCAACCACACAGGGCGCTTGTATCCAGTTCAACGCAACAAGTAGTGAGACAACTCTTAATTTAACGTTTGCAGCTTCCTCAACGGCAATTACAACCGAAGGAGTTACCACAGTCACTAGATACGGGGTTTGTAACGATCTAGCAAACTAGCTTGGCTCCCTCAGTCTCCAACGGGAGATTGGGATGAGCCTGGCTCACATTAAAATTAAACAATAAATAATATGACAAGAAATAGTCCACTACTACCACGAGATGATGAGGGGGATCAAATAAATTTACCCCCCGACAAGTCCATATTGGCAAAAACATACGACACGACAATCAGTGCTGACACGCAAGTCGCTCTTAATTCTTCAACGCGACTTGTTGAAATTAGTGCAATTACACAGGGTATTTTGTTTAAAAATAAAACGGCTAGTGGCGGGACCGCTGTATCAACAACTAATTTTGACGGCTTTGTAGCTTCTGGATCGACAAGACATTACGTTGTCCCAGAGGGGATCACTCACATGTCGTTCATCGAACAAGCGGCATCTGCTACTTTAATTGTTATTGAGTATTAATTATGGCTTTCACAATATCAGACGTAAAATCAGCCGTTCAAAGAAAGATTCACGGCACTTCGCTTAATAAGCTAAGTGGTTTTTATGACCTATGTCGTGAAGCCTCTGCTAATGTTCTTGCTGAGATTGATCCTAAAGAGACACAGCGTATTGATGACGTTGGTAATGGTCTGTACGATGGGATTTATGAGTATGCCTCTCCTGATGATTTAAAGGGAAATAAAATAATTGACCTCCGGCCCCAAACTCCTCGTTATGAATACGACAGTTTTGATCAGAGGCATAATAGAGATTTTGATTTATACAAAACAGATCAAAGTTTGTCGGTCGAGTATGATAGTGCTCTTAAGGTTTTACGAATTTCAAAGTCTCTCTCCGGTAGCCTTCAAGCACACGGTATGGATTCACTTACTGATAACGGAACTTGGTCAGCGGGAGGTGGTGCGACAAGCCTTGCATTAGATACGCTGTATAAAAACAACGGTTCTGCTTCCTTGCGATTTAACGTAGGCGTTACAGGTGGTCACATTGAGAACTCAAATTTTACGTCACTTAATTTAACAACTCACGATGAGATATCTGCTTTTTTTGTGAGGGTTTATTTACCCTCAACGTCTGGCATAACGAATATGATTCTTCGATGGGGTAACGATTCGTCTAACTATTGGTCAGCAACAGCTACGACACCTCACTTAGCGTCTTTTAAAGTAGGTTGGCAATGGATCAGGTTCAATTGGTCTACGGCTATCGAAACAGGTACGGTAAACCCCGCAGCCATTGATTATTTTAGATTTATTATCACAACAACGGTCGCTAAAAATACGATTCGAGTAGATGAAATCAGGTCAGCACTTCCACAAATATATGAAGTTCTCTATTACTCAAAATATGCCTTCAGAGACACAACGGGAGTTACATGGAAAGACGTGCCAACCGATGATTCAGATATCGTGAATTTAGACACCGACAGCTATAACATATTTGTGTACGAAGTATGCCGATTGGTGGCTCAAGAAATTCAAGGAGAGGATTCGTCGTTTGACGCTCAGTTTTTTAAGCAGGAATTGTATGGTGATGGTAGCGACGATAAACCAGGACTGTATAAATTATATAAAAAAAGTAATCCGTCAGAGGTAATAAAGCCGCGCTCAACCTATTACAGAATGTATGGCTAAAAAATTTGAACTTATTGATAAGCCGACTGGTTATGTCACTAAACCTGACAAAACTAACACTTCTCCAAGTAGTCTTGTCGCAGGTTCACAAAACGTTTTAATAAATGATGCAGAAAAGATCACTGGTCGAGGTGGGTACACTCTATTTGGAGTTGCTAATAGTGCCTTAACTCCGATTGTTAGTTCTCACGAATGGCAAACATCAACAGGAAATGAATTGCCACTACGAAGTTATGACGATGAACTTGAGGTATATATCGGTACCGCGGAGGGCAGAACGTTTAACTCTTGGGAAAAGTTAAAGGACGCGTGGGCTACGGTGGATTTTGTGTTTACTACTTGGTGGAATACTACGGAAAAAATAGACTTACTGCTGTTTGTAGCTGGTGATGCCAATATCTATGAATGGAGTGGTGCTAAAACTACTTTCGCATCAGCAACTGCTACGACCATAACGAAAGAAGGTACCGGCACATGGGGGGCTTCTCGATTTCTCATCGGAGGAGCACGACAAATTAGGATTAAGGATAGCGGGGGCACCTGGCGTACCTTTACCTACACAGGGGGTGAATCAACAACAACGCTCACAGGGGTTACTGTTGACCCCACAACGTTTACTTTTACAGCGGGGGCACTTGTTTTGCAAGAAGTCAGAACAAACGCAAACAAACCAGCATCTGGATCAGTAAACGATGGAATTGCTACGTTAAAAAATCAAGTATATATCGGGAGTTTAACTTCTCGTGAGGTAAATGTTTCAAAAAACACTGACTTCACACTATTTACTTTCTCGTCTCCACGCGCGCCAGGGGAAGGTGCATTGCTCACGCTAGACAACACATGGACAGCGTTTGCCCCACAGGAAGAAGATATGTATATATCGGCTGGAAAGGATGACTGGTACAAGACATCGTTCACTCTTTCTGACACCATCACAAGTGAGGCGTTTAAGGTTGAAAAACTTAAAACGGCCCCTCGGCAAGCCGCGCAGACTCATGACTTAACCGCTAAAATAAAAAACTCAGTGGTATTTATAAGTAATGAGCCAACGCTTGATGAACTTGGTCGATTAGAGAATATAAACACTCCACAGTCGCAACCCCTGAGTGATCCTATTAAGCCCGATTTTGATGCTGCAGATTTTACAAATGGTCATGTGAAGTATTTTGGTAATAAAGTTTATATATGTTGCCCAGCTAACGGAACTGTTTTTATTCGTGATTTAGATAAAGGTTTCTGGCAACCACCACAAAAGTTGCCGATCAGACGCTTTGCCATTATTGGGGGAGAACTGTATGGTCATTCATCATTAGTACCTGAAACCTACAAACTATTTACTGGAGTCGATGATAATGATAACTATATTGATTTCAGAATATTCTTCGCATATAGAAACTTTGGAGATAGAGCACACATTAAAGCGTTTGATGAGTATTTTACTGAAGGATATATTTCACCAAATACGACCCTGACTATGGGGATTCTTTACGACTTTCAAGGTGCTTCTGGCTCTGCTGAATTTATTATTGATGGTAATTCCACCGCGATTCTTTTCGGATCAGGCGTTGATAATTCACTTGGTAAGGAGTCGTTTGGTAAGGAGCCACTTGGTAGCTCTATGAATGAAAACGCAGGAACGCTACCAAAATTTAGGCACATTGCTACGTTTCGACCGACTGACAATTATGAATACCAGGTATCTTACAAAACAACAGACCCTGACGCGCAGTTCGAGTTGTTAGCTCAAGGGCCAAATCCGAAACTTGCCACTGTTGATAACGTTTTTATAAAAAAATAGGTAAAAATATGTTACAATTAATAAAAATATCTCTTGCGGCTGACATGGGAACCAAATAAAACATTATGCCAGACCTACGAAAATTTATTCAAGGACAGAAATTCTCTCTCGCAGGAAGTGGTATGTCGTCATCTGAAACTTCTTTGACACTTCAGTCTTTTAAACTTCCCGACGGTACAACAACAATTACCACAACAAACATTGGTTCGAAGGCTTATGGAACTTTAGAACCAGGTACGTCTCGTGAGGAGCACGTTAGCTTCACAACGATCACTCAAAACCTTAACGGTACAGCAACACTATCTGGGGTCACTCGCGGTCTCAGGTTTGTTGATCCGTATGATGAAGTTTCAGCCAATAAAAAGGCACATTCTGGTGGCTCGATCTTTGTAATCTCAAATACCGTTGCTTTTTACGGTGATTTTGCAAATAAAAGTAATGATGAGACAGTTGGGGGAACATGGACTTTTTCTTCAGTTCCAAGTTCATCTGCTGCCCCTGTATCGGGGACTGATTTAGTAACTAAGAGCTACGCTGATGCTCTCTCTATGACTGGAACTGGCGTCTCTCAAAACCGCGTGGTCGTTGCTGGGGTTGCTGGGGAGACTCTTGCAGCGGGCGATCTTGTTTACCTTATCAATGAGGTTGAGTGGAGAAAGACCGATGCAGATATAGCCGCTTCTGTCCAATCTGTGATGCTTGGCATTGCTCAAGGTAGTGGCTCCTTAAGCGCTTCTATTTCCGGGGGTGTTCTTTTGTTCGGGGTTGATACCACACGGTCGGGGCTGAGCCTGGGCCTTACTTACTACGCTTCAAACACCCCTGGCGGTATTTCTACAACACCAGGAACGAATGAAAGGGCTATTGGTATACCTAAGGCAGGAAACGAGCTTTACTTTGACCCATATTTCTTTTCCACAATAATCCCCGCTTCCACGACAGCAAAAGGTGTCGTAGAAGAAGCAACAGATGCAGAAGTGACGGCGGGAACAGCCACAGGGGCAACAGGTGCCAAGTTGTTTATCACACCAGCGAAGTTGGCGACTGCTGCTTTCGCAAAAGCTACAGATGTTCAAACATTTACATCTTCAGGTACTTGGACAAAACCATCAGGAACTCCAAAAGCGGTAGAGGTTATAGTTATTGGAGCTGGTGGAAATGGGGGAAATGGGTTGGGGGCATCTGCTGGAACAAATAGAGGTGGCTCTAGTGGTGGTGGAGGAGCAACACCAATTAGAAAAATATTTCCTGCTGGGGCACTAGGGGCAACAGAAACGGTTACAGTTGGAGCAAGTGCAGGGGCAAGTTCAGTTTTTGGAA